CTCACTAAATTATTAAATTCCTCTAAAAATGTCGTTAGATATGCTGGATTTAATAAATTGATTGATCTCTTTTCATCTTGTAGTCTTTGTTCATACTCTCTATTAGAGACCGATTGAGCGCCTGTAGCGTCACTGTTTACCTCTATCTTATGTGAATAGTCATCTGGTCCATTTGCCGTTGTTCTACCACTTGATTTTGTAATTTCATAATGGTGTATTGCATCTGGATTAGTGTATTTGTCTGTAATAAATGTTTCAAAGTCTTGTTCACTCATAGGCCATTCATAATATGCATCTGTAATATTATTTGTCATTAATATAACCCAATGATACTGTGATGATCCAAAATGTTTGAATGCTGTATCTTCTGGTCGCTCACCACTTGGTACGTCATATTTGTCATATAAACTAATTTCATCTATAACTTTTTCTCTAACCTTAACACGAGTCATTAAATCTGTGACAAGTGTTTGATTACCATTACCTTGTAAATCGTAGAAACCTTTTGAAAATTGTCTAAAATACATTAATGACCTGCCGCTATTGTTTCTTTAGTCATAATTTCTGTTTCGTTAAATGTCAATTCCATTTTAGTTAGTACAGGATGTGCGCCACCAACATCACCTTTAAATGTAGTAAACACACCTTCTGGTGAGTAATCAACGCTCATGTCTTTTAATACACATCTACTTATTTTAGGTATGTACATATTAGGGCCATCTTTGTACATATATGTAATTTGAAATTCACTAGGCGCTGTTAAATAACCTTCACCCTCTTTTTCAGGCATCATATGAAATTTTAATAAGTTTATAATTTTTTGTACGTTATCTTGTTCTTCTCTATTTTTAGGTGCAAATTCAAACGGAAAATTAAATGTTCTCATAGGTACACCTGTAAATATCATTTCTGTATTTGGATTTCTGACTTTACCTCTCTCTTTAGCAACAACACCACTAAACCCTGGTAATGCTATATCCATCGCACCTTCTATTACTGCTTGTAAAAAACTTTCTCCTGCATCACCTAATTTTCCTAATATGTCACCACCATCAAATAATCCTCTTATTTGTTTAGCTAAACCTGTGTCAACACCCTCATAAGATACGCTGTAATCAAATTTAGTTCCTGTTGGTGGTGTATATAATATAATACTAGTAAAGAATTTTTCTTGAGCTAACATTCTATTAGTAGGTTTTCTTATTATTTTTTCGTCAGCTTTTTGAAATCCTTTTTGTTTTAATTTTGATAATCTTTTATCTAGGTTATATTTTGTCTCTCCTACTGTACCAATAGTTTCTGGATAAATCACACCTCCAGGTAATCTAACCTGTGTATCATTGTGTTCTATTATATCAAATATAATATAGTGACCTTCACCTAAATTACTAGTTTCATTAGGATAATATACATTACCGTAGCTAAATGGATTATGTACTGCTTCCATATGAGCAACTGGACTTTGTGATAAATCTAATGGTGATTTACTAGCCAACTTCGCAGCTAGTTTTTTTGGTTGACCAAAAGCAGCATTACTAAAACCTTGAATAAGATTATTAGTGATCTTTTGTTTTATGATGTTTGATACTAGTTTTGTAAACGCCATTTTAATTCCTTTATATATATTCTATATTTATAACAAAATGAAGAAGTCTTACAAAGGTTTATATCGTCCTAGCAACCCAAAAAAGTATGTTGGTGATGTCACAAAGATAGTTTATCGTTCATTACTAGAGCGTAAGTTCATGCTATATTGTGACCGTAATCCTGACATAACATATTGGGCTAGTGAAGAATTAGCGATTAGATATTACAATCCACTTGACAAAAAGTATCATAGATACTATCCTGACTTCATAGTTCGTACAATCAAAGGCGATAAAATATTAGTAGAAATCAAACCATCACGTCAAACAAAACCACCAAAGACACCTACAAAAAAGACAAGAGCATTCATGCGTTCTAGTTTTGAGTATATTAAGAATAGAGCGAAGTGGAAAGCAGCGACACAATATGCTGATGATAATAATGCTAAATTTAAATTGATTACGGAAAAAGATTTAGGTAGTTATTAACCCATTTCTCCTGAAGCCACAGAAACGGAATAATTAAATGCTCTTAAAGCCTCATTTTTAGCACCATTTAGTCCAGTGCTTGTATATGTGTTGTTGACATTATTAATTTTAGATGAGCTATCAATAACATTATTTTGAGTTTGTCCACTTGTTTTGTCATCGCTAGGGGTTAGTAAAGGATTAGGAAATAGTTTAAATCCTTCTGCTTCCATATTTCGTAATTCAAAAGGATTCATCACACCTTCTCTGTCAATGGGTAATATAGCAGATTTACCATCACCCATATACACTTGACCTTTTTTAGGTGCAGGTTTATTAAATTCTTTTTCATACAGTTCATCATAACGAGGATCATCAGATTGTATAAACTCAGCATCTTTTGTACCATGATTAATTACAAATGTTTTTCTCTGCATCCTACTACCTAACTCATTTGGTTTAGCATATTCAACATCATCAGGCATATCTGTTTCCTGAGGACCCATATCAAATTCACCCTCTCTTTCTGATCTAAATCTATCAAAAAACCCTTTTACTTTATCAAACGCTAGATATAACGCCATTAATGCTCCAATAACTAATGCACCTATAGCAATATAAGGTAAAAATTGTATTACAGATGCCTTTAGACCTAAAGCAAATTTTTTAAGACTACCTACTAGTCCAGTAAATAAAGGTTTTAATAATTTTAATGGTTTTAACATTTGAGCAAAACCCATACCTAATTCTTTTATAGCTGTAAATGGCGCAGTCAAACCTTCTGTAAACGCAGCACTCACGTCTCTAATTTGATCTGGTATGTATTCATCTGCGAAATTACCAGCACCTTCTCTAGCTCTTTGGAATATGCCAGGTTGTTCCTCACCTCTATTACCTAATACGTCTCTTTCTTCGTCTCTTTCTTTTTTCTTTTCTTCTATCGCTTCATTTTGTAATGCTATTTCTTCTCTCTTTTTTTTAACTGCATTAGTTTTTAATTTCTTATCTTCTTGTAATAACTTTCTATCTTTTTCTAAAGACTTTTCCATTTCAGCAATATTCTTTTCAAGTGCTCTTAAATTATCTTGCCTAGTTCTTATCTCAGCTTGTGATAATATTTTTATGTCACCTGATTTCTCTATTGTCGCTATAATATTCTTTTCTTTTAGTGCTTGAATTTTTGTTTCTGATTTAATTAATTTTTCTTCTCTTTTTGTTTGAAAGTTAGCAAGTTCTTTACTGTAGTCTTTTAAATCAATACCTAGTTTTCTCACTAGTTTATCTAATTTATCTAAAGCAAGATTAAAGGTTCTTACACTACCACTTTGTAAGTCTTCTAATACTTCATCAACCATATCTGGTACACTAGGTATAACCGCTTTCGCAGCAGATTCCATAGACACTTTCGCACTCTTAAATACTGCTGTCGCTATGTCAGCTACAATTTCTTGTACTTGACCTTTATCTTGTGGATTATCTAGTGATGGTAATGCCATTATTTTTTACTTTTTGGTATTGATGCTCCTGGTTTACCAACATATAAACCAAAAAACGCAGCTCCAGCACCAACAATAGTAGATATAAACATTGCTTGAGCATTAGTGGGTTCTGGTATGGTCATAAACCAAGTTATAGATTTATAAAAAGCATATATGTATGCTAACATTATTAATCTTGGAATTAATCTAAACTTGTCTAATAAACCTGCTGTTGTATTATACCAAGTTTTTTCTTCTTCGCCAGCCATTGGCACTAAATCTTCTTTTTTTAGTTCGTATTCTTTACTGGTTTCTTTTACTTTTATTGTGTCACTCATTATTTTTTATCTCGCCTTCTTTTTTCATTTTCTTCCTTAATGTAATTCTTTAATAGTGATATGTAAATCTCTTTCTCCCACGGCATTAGATTATCTAACTCCGTCAATGAGTATTTATGATGTTGCATAAGGGCAAAATTAGTTTCATAATAGGCCTGTAGGCTATTGTGGGACAGGCTTATTGAAAAAAATCTTGTAATCCCTTAAATGTCACTTTACTTTTAACACCAGTCTTTGGATTTGTTACCTCAACTTCGTGTCTTAATTGTGGCATTGTATCAAAAAACTTTCTTATCTTAACAAATGCTTGTTGAGATAGACCTTCTAAAAACTCAACTAATTCTTTCTTTGTACTATCTTTCGCAGGATAAGTTTTATCACCCTCATAGATGTGGTCAATACAACTAGCGACTACTTTAAACATAGTATCTACGTTCTCTTTGTTCACATCAAAACCAGCCTTGGTTATACCTAGCGATGGATAGTTTAATACTAAACCTAGTTTTCTTTCTTCGTCTATAACAACTTTATTACTGTGTTCATCATCTACTTGTACCTCTACAGTAGATAAATCTAATTCTACATCAGTAGCAGTCATCTTGTCATCTGGACAAATAACTTTAAAGTTAGCAACTTCACCTACTGATTTACCTCTAATTTGTAGTAATAGATATTCCACATCAAACATAGGTAAACTGTCTATATCAAGTTTATCAAATGTACAAGCTTTTAGAATATCTTTTGTTGCTGATATTATTTCGTTATTGTCTTTTGATTCCATAGCCACTAACAATATCTTTTCTTCTTTGACTAGGAATGGTCTAAATTGTACTTTTATATCTTGTGATGGTAAAGTCAATTCATATCTTGGTGTCTCAATTGTTGGTAACGCCATTATATCTCCTTATTATATTAAATATTTAACGGTGGTATCTTAAATGGTGGGAATACTCTACCACCTGTAATTCTACCTATAGGTGCTTTTCTTCTCAATTCATTCAATACGTCTCGTCCTGCTCTTCTTATCTCTGGTGGCAACATACTAATTAGTCCACCAAATATACCACCAGCTCTTTTTACTGTTGGTTGTTTAAAATCTGATGATCCTACATCTACTTGTCCAGCTCTATCTAAAAAGAAATTAACCCAATATCTATAACTAAATGTTACTGTAAATGTTTGTATTGCATTTGTATCATGGCTAAATGATACTTCACTAATTGTTTTTGGATAACATTCAAATAGTCTTACACCATATGTAATGTCATCACGTTCTTGCCTACTAGCAAATTGACCTAAAGCAAATATGTCTAGTGGCGCAACATAATCATTGTAGTAATTCATATTGTGCGTTGAATTACTAAATGCTGCCTTTTGCCACATTTCAAAAAATGTTCTTTCTCTCATAAATTTATCTGTATAAAATGTAGCTGTTATATCGCCATATGTATGGTCATAAACAAATTTTCTCACTGGACCATTATGTCTAATTTCTTTTTGTGCACCCTCTCTAGCTGGCATTGCGATCTCACTACAAAATGCTTGCACTCGTCTTTTGTTTTGATCTTGGTTCATAGCTCTCAATTGTTGAGCTGTAGAGAAACCTTGTATCTCCTCGTCATCACCAGATACACCATTTGGTAAAGTAAAGTTTACATAAAACCTAGCTTTTCTTTGAAAGCCTTCTGCCTCATTGACCATGGCTTGAAATCTACCTATTGTAGATTCTGGATTACCACCAGCCTTTTGTCTTAAACGTGGATCAGATTGTACGTCATCAAGCGATCTATCTCTAGGTAAACCTATTCGTATATCAAAACCACCAATTCTTTTTCCGCCTCGTAGAATAGCCATTAGTATGGACTTCCTTTCCTAAATTGTTGTACAGGCAACATAACTGCCAATGCTGCTTCATCAAAATCAACTCTTAAAAAACTTGATCTAACATGGTTATACAAATATTTCTTAATAGTATTTCTAGCAATTTTTACATTCTTAATACCATCATAGGTAGCATCAATTCTTGTCGTTGACTTCATGCCACCAGAGGCATATCTTTGTAGATTATTTAATAAACTAATTCTTTGTACAGGTCTAATATAATGAAAGTTCATACCCATAAAGCCACCAGGAATTGTCTCTAAAGGCAATACAAGTGGAAATC